TCATTGATAACAAACTCCTCAACTTTCTTTTGAAGTTTTGCCTCTGTTACTTTTTTTAACCGCCTTTGTGCTTCTCTTAGACTTACCATATTTTACGCCTTTTAATTTTTCCTTTATAACAGATTCCAAAACTAAAGGATTATTGCGTTTTAAAAACTCTATCTGCTTAGACCTGCTTAACTTTTGAAAACTATCAAAACCTCCATCACTAAAACTTGTATTAAAAAATTTCATAATCTTTTAAAAAAAAGGGTACACTAACTTAATAGCGTACCCCATGTTAAAATAGTGGTTAAGCTACTGTTATAGCATCGCTTTTTCCTGCGTACAATTGGTCGCTTAAATTTGCTACACTTGCTGGTATAGACGCATCATACAATTCAACAATAACACTCTCCTCACCTGTAGTGGTTGATGTCGGTGTCAAAGTATAAACATTTAATGCGTCGTTATAACTTACATTTGTCGCTACCTCTCTAACTCCATCAATAATTAAGCTGAACTGATCAACTCCTAAGCCTAAGATATTAAGACTAGGATTAGCTTTTGCTGTAACTTTGATCGTTACATTCCCACCTGTTGCAGCTGCACCGTCTGACAGCACACAATCAATAACGCCTGTTATTTCATTTGTAACATCAAAATCAGGATTTAAAATGTCGCCTTGGCTGTTAAACTGCTTATTGTCTAATAATTGAAAGCTCATAGGTGTTTTCCCCTGCTCACTTCCGTTGTTAAACATATAAGTGTTTGTATTCGTCATACCAGCCTTAAAACCTGATATAGTAGTACCATTATTAGCTACTAACAATACATCATTATCAAAAACGAATATCACTCCAAATCTACCAAAACCATTATAAGATGCAGCTATTTTTTGAAATTGCCATGTCTTAATAAATGAGAATGTAAATTGAGGTAATCCGTTTCTAACTACTGTTAACTCACCATTTGCGCTCTCCTCTGTAGTCGGGTCTGGTGTGTTTTGCTCCATGCTAAAGCTATCCACAAATGGGTAAAAATTTCCTAATTGTATTTGTTCTAAAATATAAGCCTTATCAATAGTTGTGCTAATATTTTCACTCCAATTTGGCTTAGTATAAATAAAACCTTTTGGATATCCTAAATCGGCCAAACATTCCGGAAGTCCTGTCCCTAGTAATGTCTGCTCGCAATTCTGTGCGTTTAATGTTGCCATTTCTTTGTTTGTTTTTTAAGTTATAAATAATTCTTAGTCAATGTTAATGTCGTGTTGTCACCTAAAGTAAATACCTTATCATTTATCATTAGAACAAAACTTGGCTCTGGTTCAACTTTTACGTTACAATCTGGCCGCTGTCTTATTAAACAATCAAATTCTAATAGAATCACATCCCAATAATCATAAACACGTCTTTTTGATGGGTTAGCCCTCGTTCCTTGTTCCTGCGAATAATAATTGTGAAGCTTTTTCACATTTACTTCATTGTTTTTTATTATTATTTGCAAGTTTTTTGTCAACGTTTTTAACATGTCATCATACAGCGGATTTAATACTTTGCCGTATGTTTCAATATTTCGTTTTGGATTAAGCCATTCAATTTGTGATCTTGTGCCTAAGATTAATTTAATTCTAACGTCAATCTGATTTTTAGTTAAGCTTTGAACTGGGTTGCCGTCGAAAGGCATAACCAACCAACAAACCGGGTATATATTTTTGTTATTGTTGATATCCATTGTCTCCTTAAGCTCATGCTCATTTCCGAAGCCGTACAAACCAATTTTACCGTCATCAATTAACGGTTTCAATATGTTTTGTAATATTTCTTCGACATTAATCATAAACCAAAAGTATTTACAGGTTCATAACGCTTGAATTTATCAATTGACAAACCATCTTTTTGAATTATGTATTTTTCAAGCGTAAGAACGTCATCGTCATTTTTATCATAAACAAAACGCTTCCAGTATTTGTGGTAGACTTTTTTGCGCTGTCTAAAAAATAACATTTCATTCCATGCTACAACATACTTATTCCAATTTGATTTGATTTGCCCTTTTTCAGCATCATTTTGAACGCTTCCCAATTGAGTTAATCGTCTTTCTGTCTGGCTCAAATATTGGCAATAGGCATAATTTGCCATTAATGACTTCTTAACTCCATTAATTTCAAATCTTAATCCTAACCACTCGCCATCACCATCAACAATATCCTTAATTAATTGAGGTGCCAAAGGTTTGACTGTGCCATCCGCTTGAACGTTGTCGAGTATTTCTTTAGCTAAATTTAAACCAAAGCAATCCTTAAGAAATATAATATCAGATGAATTAATTATCCGTAACATTAACTCATTATTACTTACAATATCACTATCGTCAGCATAAAGATTAGGTATGAATAATTCATTTTCAAAATATGATAAATCGTAAATCATTGCTTTGGCTTAATACGGTTCTATTTTACGGACTTGTAACTTGCTTTTTCAGCTTTTACCAACTTTTCAGCCAGTACACTGTTAATAGTTCGCTTTTCTCCTTTTGGAAAATCTTTCACTTTTCCTGTGCCGTAAACTTCTGTCTTGTCGGTTACTTTTATTACTTTACTCATTTTTATATGATTTTAAGATTAAACCTTCGTTAATGCAGTTCTAATGTTTGCAAAGGTATCGAATGCATAAGAACCTCCGTTGTTAGCTCCAATGAATGAATGGAAATACATTTCCAAAATCACTCTGAAACGGTTGTGATCTAAATCATGCTCAACTTCAGTAACGTTTGCACCGTCTTTTGTTACAGATATACCATAACCAGCTTTCAATCGGATTGCTTCTTCTTCTAAGTTCCAAAGACCTGATTCAGCTAAACCAAATGAGCCTGCTGTTACTCTTGTCGAAGTGATAACAGTAAATCCTAACATTGTAGGAATGCCCGCTGTACCCGCTGGAATGTTAAGATAGAACGCTCCGTCAGCATCTTGACTAAGTCCTAATCTCCATTTGTCCTGTGGATTAATGAAAAGGGTGTCTGGCATAAACTCCAACGTTTCAATTTGAGCGGCTAAAGCACCGATAGCATGGTAATCTGTCAATAAGTTAGCAGGAATAGTACCGTCTAAATCAGTTCCTGTGTAGGATGGTGCATTTGTAACCAGATCATTAGTAACACTTACAGCATAATCACGAACTATTTTTTGTCTTACCAATCTTCTGATTTGGTTAAGTGCGTCACGTCTCCACTTCTCAAATTCATCAGATACGATGATTTTACCTGCGATTTTCTTTGCAGTAGAAACCTTGTCAACAAGCTTGCCCTGGACTAATGGTTTTAAACCACCCTCATCAACAAGTGCAAATGCTCCTTCCTCATTGCCTTCTTCCTGCCATCTTTTGTATTTCTCAACTTTCGCAACGGTGTTTCTGTTCGCGAAGTCAAATACAAATTCATAAGGTCTGCGTTTGTCTATAAACTCACCGACTGAAAACGAATGCACTAAGTCATCAGGCAATGCAGATGAATCAATAGTACCATTACCGGTTTCATGTTCTCCAGCTGCTCTTTTTTCAAGACCTAAATTAACAAGGTCTGCTTTTCTTAGAGACATAGCGACTTCGCCAGTCTCTCTTGCGTGTACTTCCTTAGCTTTGTCTAAGAATGTATCAAAAATACTTCTAAAATCCACTTTTTCAGGTTTTTGTTCTACAGTTACTTTGTTTAACTTTTCGCCTTGAGCTTTCAAAATTGAACGGATAGAACCGTCTGTATTTTCATCTGCAAGTAAAGTTTTCATTTCTTCAACATTAAGAGTTGCTTTTCCCTCGCTGTCGATTATGCCTGCCTCTCTTAATTGAGTTTGCAAGGCTTTTTCATCAATGCCTTTCGGCAAATTCTCAAAGGCTTCATTTGCTCTTTTAGCAAAATCTAAGGTAGCCCCTTCTAATCCTTCTGTTTTTATAAACATAATTATTTTATTTTAGTTAATAATAAACTGAAATCAACATTTTCCTTTTCTTCGGCTCTTTTCTGCAAAGTGATATTCGGCTTTGCTTCCAAAAGTGATATGTAGTCTGTAATTGATTTTCTTAATTCTAATTGTTTAGCTCTCGGAATTGACTTCAAAGATAACTCAATGTTTTCTTTCAAAGTCATTTCTTTTTGCTCTAATTCCTCTATGCTTCTGATTGCGTGGGTGTCGCCTTGACTTCCCATTGTAACGACTGACCCCTCTATAAGATCAACTTCCTTAACGATATAGCTTTCTGTTTCCTCATCATATTCAACCTTGTCCCAGATGTATCTGAAACCAAAACTAAACTGATTAAGTGTGCCTGATTGGATTTGCTTGAGTGCTCTATTGCCATCTTCAACATCATCTATTTCAGCTTCAAAATATAGTCCTTTGTCATCTTCTCGCAATACAGTAATTCGACCTATTGGATTTCTCATGTCATGTTGCCATAACAAAGTAATTTTGTAATTACTATCGCTTTCGGGTCCACGTTCCTGAATAGACTTGGAAAAAGCACCTTTGACAAAGATAGTGCCGTGTTTATCCTGCTTTCCAAATATAGCCAAATAGCCTTTTATCGTTCTTTCTGATATAGTAGCTTCCGCCCTTGTCTCAATGTAATTGATAGGGTTTGCCTTTGCTTTAAGTTTATTGATGTTACTCATAATTCTCTAATTTTAAACGCCATTCATCTGCTGTTATAACTCCGGCATTAAATGCCGTTTCCATTGCTTTGTTTAAGGTGTATAGTGCTTGGGCTTGCTTTGCTTTATCCTCTTGAAAAATGTATAATTCTGAATAGTCAGATATTAAATACTGCCCTTGTGGCAGGAACTGCTCCGAAAACTTTTGTAAACGGCTTTTACTTTCCGGAATAATTGCAGATTCGTAAACGTATTTCTTAGCTTCTTTTTTATTTGTAAATGTAGAACCTTTCTGCCGTGATAACAAATCACGTTCCCAATCATAGGCATCAACAATTCTATCAATATCATCCTCAATCTCTTCAAATAACATCAAATCTTTTGTTGGATATGACATGGCCTGCCATTTTAACTGAGCATCTGTTATAACCACTTGGTAATCCTGCCCGGTTATGCCATATCTTTTGAAGTCATTTTGAATTGATTCTTTTTCGCCTTGTTGTAAGGTTTTCATGCTATCAGCCTGAACATTTGAGGACAATATCCCTAAAGCCCCTTTTGAAGTTATTAACGTATTTCTGGCTTTGTATGCTGCAATAAGATTGTTGATAGGATATTCCAGTGTTTTAATCCTTGAATCAGGAATGTATATATTTTGCTTATAGTTGAAGTCTGAGCCTATCCCCTCATCAAAGATAAACATCACATCATCTAAACTTACATTTTGACCACCACCATAAATAAAATCAATAGATTTGATGGCATCGGTTAAATCTCCAGCAATTACAAATCTATCGTTATAATTAATTTGAATTAACCAATTTGGTATATTCCACAATGAAGTAACATTA